GGTCGGCGTGAAACTTATGTGTATCACATAATGCTTTCAAAGATCTTGCTACTGGCTTCCAATCTTTTGGATGTATAGTATTTTCAAGAACCCAGTAAGCATGTATGCCGTTCCCGGAACTAATTATTGTTGGTTTAGGAAGTCCTACCGCATCACAGAATTGACGTAGAGCTGCGGCCCCCTCTCCCTGACTTTTGTATTCTTTGAGAGGTCCACAGTCTACATCTAAGTAAAAAATCTTACAGTGTTCGGCGGTGGCCTGAGAGCGCCTATCCGTGTTGTACCTGCTACAGCCAAAATAGATATTACGCTTCTCAGATTTCCATTTGCCTATGAGTTGGTAGGCTTCTTCAAAAGTCTCTACGCATTTCTGTGTAGTGTCTCTTTCTCCTTTAAAGCCGCCTACCCATAGCCACCCTTCACTGCCTAAAACATACTCCAAAAAGCGCATTAATCGTCGTCCGTCCAAGCGTTCATAACGGACTCTAAATCTTTACCGCTTTTAGGAGTACCATCTGAATTATGCGTAGCTTTTTTAGTCTCTTTTTTCTTTGGCTCTATAACAAGAGGCTCTTCAGTTTTTTCAACCTTAGAAGCTACGACAGCATCAGTCTTTTTATTATGTTGATCCATAATGCCCTGATTAAAACTATCGACCCAAGCTACAAAATCTCTAAATGTTTTTTGGTCTGCTTCGGTCATGCTTACGTCTTTTTTAGATATAGACACTTTAGGGATAAAATAAGTCAGACCACTCTTACCTGCTTTTGCCTCAGTATCAAATTCCAAAACACACTGTGGTGGCAAAAGTTTATTAGTAGCAATCTCTTTTATTATTGGCTCAAATATTTTAAAAGCCTCTTTTTTAAAGTCTGCTACAAAAGGTATGCCTGTAGACTTAGAACAGTCTAACTCTTCACCAGACTCATCTAAGGCTTTATCAAAATATACCTCTCCTAAAATAGTACGCACCCTATCAACGTCTTTTTGCTCCTGTGGCAAAGAAGCATAGTCTTCAACATATCCCGCTTGACGACCACAGTTAAACCCACCGTCCATGTCTGGTAGATTACTTTTTAGGTTAGTGGCTAACGTGGTTTTTACGTACCGATTATCATTTAAAATATATCTCTGGTACATGAACCGCTGAAGAAACAATCTTACCTTGGGGTTTTTTTGGTAAAGCTTTGCCCCATTAGATAAAGTTAACTCATATACACCTGCTTCTATGGCTGTATACTCTGTTTTTTTACCTTTGATAACAGTCTCACTCTTAACACCTTCGTGCAGTATTTTTAGTCTTGCTAAAGTGCTTGACTTAGTTTTTGTTTCTAAGTCTTGAGACATACCCATTGCTTCTTGTAAAGCACCAAAATCATTTACATCCGTTAAAGTTAAATCTGACATAATGTCTAATCTCCTGTGAATTAAAGTTTTACTTCTACACCCATTTTTCTACTAAGCTTCAAAAAATGTTTTTGCTCTGATAAGTCCATTGGCATATTAAAAGTTAAGCACTCATCTACCTCCTCAGAGTTAGCCCTCTGTCGGACATAGTCTATCTCTTCTCTTTTTAAATGCCGCACTGGCTTAAAAGAAATCCTATAAAAATTATTCTCTTCTATTTTATTTAGCTCTGTTACCACACCGTCCACACTTTGCCCTTGCTGATACAATCTTCTTACGTATTGTAGGAACCCCATGTCTTCAAATATATTAGACTTGTTAAACAAAGACGCACTGGAAATAACTAACTGGTACACAGGACCTTTTAAATCATCTTGTATAGACACGGCTGTTTTTTGGTGCATCTTACATGCTTTTGAACCGCCCTCTCCTGACCCCTGTATATTTTTAGGGCACTTAATACAAAACTTTGCTTGAGGCTCCTCTACATCAAAATCTGGAGTTTTATTGTTTGAAGAAAAACAAGTTGGTGTCTTTTTGACGCCCTCCTCAAAAGGTGTGTCGTAATACTGCCTATGTATATTCGGTGCTGCGGCTATTACGACAACCCTTTTAGAGCCTTCTATATTTTTAGCTAATAGCCTGTTCATTTTCTACGCACGGTTACAGAATACTTGCTGTCTACATTTAACCCTTCAGGTAATAAGTCTGGGTTTTCTTCTAGAAACAACTTCATGTTTGACTGATGTATTCTTCGTTCTAATAAATCGTGAGCCTCATGATTCTGAATAAAGTTGTACATAGCGTCCCAATTATCTGTCCAATATCGTGCTTTTACGGTTTGATAGGCTGTGCCATGTGGAGTTTTAATACTTGTTGCGCCTGTTTGTTTTAAGATGTCTTGTAGCTGTTGGTTAATAATATCTAGCTGTTCATCTAACTCAGCGACTTTTTTATCCGTCTCTTTGCGAATCTTGTCTTTTTTATCTCTAATTTTCAATAAAACTTTTACTAATTCGTTAGCGTTAAAGTCTGACATGTTTTACTTCCTTTCGTATCAAATTGTACTTCTTCGTTATACAGCATTCGACACACTTATATTAACAAAGTTCAAAAAATCAATCAAGAAATTTCAACTTCTTTTTTGTAAAGGTCGACTAATTTACTATGGTTTTTTAATTTATTTTGTAGCATGTCGTATAACCTTTTCTCTACTGGACTACCTCCTACGTGTACGATTGTCATAGGGCTATTTTGTCCGGGTCTGTCTATTCTTGCGTTAGCTTGTAAGTATGTTTCTAGAGACGTAACAGGTGCGTACCATATTATTGTGTCTGCGGCAGTTAGAGTTACTCCGTGCGATGCCGCCTGTGGTTGAATAATTAAAACGTTTGGGTGTTTGGTTTCTTGAAAGGACTTGAATATTTGTGCTCTCTTGTTTACAGGGACTGAGCCATCTATTATTTCGCTAGTTATTTTATGTTTATCGAGGTATTCGCTAAGTAATTGTATAGTGTGTCTAAAAGGCACAAATATTAGAACTTTGTTACTAGCTTCTTCTATGACCTCACGCACAACATTGAGTCGATTAGACACATCAAATTCTATTACCTCTCTGTTGTCGGTATAGACTGCACCACCTGATATTTGTAGTAGTTTGTTTAGATTAACAGCCGCATTTACAGCACTTATTTCTTCTCCGGCGGCAGTCATATACATGTCTTTCTTTAAAGTTTTGTAGTATTTCTCTTGCTGTAGAGTCATAGGTGCTTCTCTACTAACATGTGTAACAGGAGGTAAGTCTAGGCATTCTGCTTTTGTAAACCTAATTGCAGGTTGTAGCATATTAAATACTGTGTCTTCTGCATCGTCTCTTGGTAGCCATCTAAATCTACCCACGTTATACATGACCATATCTCTAAACCTACCGAAAAATCTAGGGCACCTGTCAGGCACGCAAAGTTTACCTAGGCCAAACGCATCAACTGGGGATTGTGCCGCAGGAGTCCCTGTCATTAACCACAACCATGTGTTATCTCCTACCAGTCTCTGCATAGACTTCCATCTTTTTGTGGTTACTGATTTGTAAGCGTTTGCCTCGTCAATAATAATTAAGTCAAATCTTGCTTTCTTGATGTCTTCTTCTACAATCTCTATGCCGTCATAGTTAATAATCACATATTCGGCGTCTGAGTTAATTATGTCTTTACGCTTTTCTCGTGTACCGTATGCTATGTTAACTGTCCTGTGCAGCGCAAACTTAAATAAATCTGCTTGCCATGCAGAGTGCATGATAGACAGTGGGCATACAACTAACACTCTTTTTATTTTACCAAGCTCAATTAAATAGTCCGATGCCCATATAGAGGAAGCTGTTTTACCTGTGCCTTGCTCGTTAAAACAAAAACCACGTTTCGTTATAGATAGAAAAGACGCTGTTATTTTCTGATGTTGCATGGGTTTAAAAGCACCTGCCCACTCGTAGTCTCTCTCCATGGGAGAAGGTACGTTTTTAAATTTAAGTTCTTTTAAGGCTTTTGCCTCCTCAAACCCCCAGTTGACTAATACTTTAGTGAACTCGTTGTCTTTCCTAATAACTTTACTTTTTGTAATAGCGTTAACTATACGGTCAGGGTATTTGGTGTTTACCAATAAAGCTTTGTTGTCTACTACTTGCATTATGCTTTTTTCACTGATCTATCAGAGTTGCGTTTAAAAGATCTGTTCGTACTAGCTTTAACAACTCTAAGGTTTTTCTTATTATTAGTGCCTCCTTTAGAAAGAGCTTTCTTGTGGTCAATATCTTTACCCTCTCTTCTGTCGGCTTTACCATTTTTGTTTTTGTCTACGCCTGTTTTGTCCATGGCGTATCTAGCACGTTCACGAGCATTACGTCTTTCTTGCTCATCTTTTCCTCGTTTCTTTTGTTGTACGTATTCTTTTTTATAAGGTCTTGGTTTATTTACGTAAGGCATTTATTATCTCCTTTTTTATAATGTTGTTTAGACCTTGCTTCGCTACCGACTTCTCTGTGTAGCCAAGTGCATATTATGTTAGGGTCAGGAACAAAAATAAATTTATTTGCAAGCAACGCTTCTTGTCGTTTACTAACTTTCCAAAATATCATATCTCACAACCTCCTGCAGTACACGCTAATTCTTGTACGCCTTTGACATTGTCATCATCTTCTACTAACTTAGCCCAGTCTATTTTTGTAGGCATTTTCGCCAACATTTCATTATACTCTTGCTCAGTACATTCTTCATAGGGGGCTTGTTTGTAAGTTCCGCCATCCCAAGGTAAGAAAGATATACCCGATATGTCGTTGAAGTTATTCCATACCCAAGCACCTACATCTAACCATTCATCCTCTTTTACAGAAATAGTTACCGACGGCTTATGTTCACACCAATGTTTCTGGTACATCATCCACAACTCCAAGTGATCAACCGCTGTTAAGTCTTCTCTAACTTTACAACCGTCTGGAGATTTTATCGGAAAGGAAAACACAGCGGTCGAGTCTGGTTTCATTACACAATCTTCCGTTGGTATACCCGCTTCCTTTAAGAAGTGTGTGAGAGGGTCTTTTTTATCTCCACGAACCCTGCGAATATAATGAGGGCTATGTCTAGTATGAATACCACTGGCAGAATTAACAAGCTGACTAACAGTGCCAGAAGGTTTGACACAAGTAATCGCAGTCGATTGAGGGATTCCCAAAAGAACAGATAAGTCAGCGTTTGTTTTAACAGCCGCCTGTTTGAGTTGCTCAAGTTTTTCTTTAGTATCATCGTTAACTTCTGACATCCATTTATTATCTAGTATACCAGTCAACGACACCCCAAGAAGTCTTTCTTCTTCAGTATTCTTTTTCCATACTTTCCGTAAATAGGGGAAGTTTGTAAGTGTGGCTTGCCATGTGCCTAATATGGTGGCTACCTCAACTTTTTCTTTTATAGTTTCAAACGTGTCGTCTTCACGCACCACAACCTCTGACAAATTACAAAACTGATATGGACGCAAAATTATCTCGCTGCAGGGATTAGTTCCGAAGTCATAGTTAACATCACGTCTTCCAATAGACTTAGCCTGTTTCTTAGATGCGTCTCTAGAAAATATACCTCGTTCTCCAGAATGACTGTTATATAAACTTGTCCACTCATGTAAGAACAAACTTACATCAGGTTTCTCTTCATATATAGCTGAATTATTAGCCAACGCTCTTTGACCGTTTTGCTCCCACCATGCGCCTGACTTACACTCTCTCATTCTTGAATCTTCTAAATCAGACAGGGAAATCATAGCTGATCTACGCACACCACCGACCACAACAATCTGACCTACCATACACATTATGTCGTGACACTCTATGGAAGAAAGTTTTCTCCCACAGGCTTGTTTGAACTTGTTGATAGTAAATTTAAATAGTTCCTCCAGCGGAGCAGGACCACTGGCTCTACCGCCAAACGTTTTTAATTTTGCCCCTGCTGGTCGGACTTTAGATAAATCCCATTTAGGTATTTCACCAGAATATAATAAAGCAATAAGTTGCCTCAAACTCTTAGCCCAACCTTCTTTACTGTCGGACACAGATATAGTAGTGTCTGATTCAAACATTTTCTCAGGTATCTCAGGAAGTTTTTGTACATACTTATGCTCTACAGAAAAACCAACTCCTGTGCCACACAATAAAATATACATGGCTTCGTCAAAAGCTTTGGGGTCGTCAATAGGTAGGTAGGAACAGTTATATCCTGCTGTGTTATCACGTGCCAACGCTTTACCTGCTGTCATTATGGCTCGCATACTTGGCATAACTTCTAAATTACATATTGCTTCATGCACTCTAAACTTAGTAGGGGTATCTACTACGTGTCCATGCTCGGCTTCTAGGTGACTTACCATAAAATCCATATACCGACTTACAGACTCATGCCAATCTTCTCTGCGGTTTTCTTCAGGTAAATATCTTGCGTAACGACTCTTGGCGATGAATTGACTATAACTATCCATTAGTTCCCTTTCATTTCTTTTATTAATCGGTTTAGGTACCACAATGCTTTTTCTAAATCTTGCACAAGGTTTTCTTTTTCTTCTGCTCTACTTAAATATTTCATTGCGTTTAATCGTAAATAAGTCTGAAACCCATGAGGTGTAGACTTTGCTTTTAAATACTCTATGGTCTCCATACCACCTTTCATGTAATGTTCTGGATGGTTGACCATATCTTTGCCCTCTAATAATTTTTCACGAAATAACTTTTTTTCATCTTCGTAATATTTTTCCGAGCTTTTCACGCATACCCCCCATTGTGTTCACAATCTGTTACAGGACAATACTTCCTACAAGTAAAGTTAGGCACCGGATTCCACACATCTGTTTCGTATGCCTTGTCTAATCTCGCTACGTCAAACGTAAAACTGTTTGCTAAATCAGTTATCTGGTTTCTCACATAATTAGTTTTTATTAAATCTTTGGATACAACAAACAGTAGTCCTGCTTTTATATAGTTGACTTTTGGGAAGTGTTTGAATGTAGCTATTGATAGTATCTGTAGCTGTTTAACGTCGGCATAGCGAGAACTTTTACCAGTCTTGTAATCTACTACGTATGCTATGTCGTTATTGTGCACCACTAAATCGGCTATTCCTCTCCACCAATACTTTGTATCATTAAAACCACAAGGTTCTAAATCTTTGGTCAAACCCATCTCATACTCACAAAGCTTGTCGCCTTTTAGCTTCTTTAGAATATTTAAATAAGGCTCAATATACTTAAACTTTTCTGGTATTACCGTGTCCTGACGCACATAATCTTCTGCCGCTTTGTGTGCTTCTTTACCATATATTAGAGCAGTGTTATCTTCCTGCCTTATGTCCTTAACAACTCGTAGCCTGTGATATTTCCTAGGACATTGTTTAAATAAAGACAGCGATGAATAAGACC